TCATTATACTCTTGTTCTAAATAATCACCTTTGGCATCTCCATCGAAGAACCAATTACCTTTACTGAAAGCGAAATCAACTTCCACCATTTCGTGTAGGGCAACTTTAGCTTCAACTTCAACACCAGTATGACTTTGGTTTACACCTGTAAGATAGATGATATCAGTATCACCTGAATCACCAGCACCTGTTTCAACAGATTTAGTAAGGTTTCTATCTTTCCATTGTGTATTGTAGTAACTACCTTTAACGGCAACTGCTCCACTTCTGTAAGAACCACCAACTTCCGCTGATGTAAACTTCTCGTTAGAAGGATTAGAAGCAACATTACCATCGTAGTCAATTACGTTATCCAAAATAGGTGGTTTCTGAACATACCCAAGGTTAGCAAAAGCAGATAATCTATCATCAAGATTATACACACCACCACCTTTCACTTGGAAAGTGGTAATGGCTGGAGCTTCTACCTTTTCAAAATCAACCTGAAAATGGTCATCATAGGAATATCCAATCGTGGATACACCACCCATACCATATAGGTTGAACTTCTGTATGTCGTATTTACCTTGTACAAATGCTCCAAACCAATCAACCGTAGTGTTGTTGTGATAAGCAATAATATCACCTAACCCAACTTTCTTACCATCAGAAGCGTTGTCATCAGCATAGTCTACATAGTAATCACCACCGAGTAAATCACGAACTTCTCTAGCATGTTCAATACCCGCAGTTCTCCAATCAATACCAACTTGAACCTCTAAGTCATCATTGACATCATAGTTTAACTTGGAAATCAAACCATAGGTGTTTTGCCTATTGATTGAATTACGAAGTATACCTGTAGAACGGTTTTCGGTATCTGACCATGCAGAATCTACATTAGCAGAGTTCTGTTCAATCTCAGCATTCCAATCCCAAGTCCACGGTGAACTTGCATACCAAGGCGAACCCTCAACTGCGGGAGCTCTTGATACACTTCCATAAGTACCAGTACCACCACCAGAACCACCTGACCAATATGCGATAGAACTTATTCTAACTTGGTCATTGACATCATAGAAATGATTTAGGTTTACCAATGGTTTATGAAAGAAGTTTTCTCTTTCATTTATGATACCAGAATTGTACCTATCGGTTGTTCTTGCACCATACATATACCAATACTGTTGGCCTTTGTATGATTCATTAACAGGTGCCCAATTCTGATTATAGAACCTACCAGCTTCGGTTTCAAACTTCTCACCTTCAGCAAATGCTGTTGGATCATAGCCATTACCTTCATCATCAAACCCAATATCACCAGCCAACTTCTGTGAGTAGGTAGCAATATTCTGTTTGTATAGATTCTGTCCATGTCTCTGTGGAGCACCAATCGCATATAACTCAAACCTTTGGTCATCGGATACAGCATATGAACCACCTAAATAGTAAGCATAAGCATCTGTCCAAGTTCCATCAATGAGACCATCACCAGTTTTCTTAACCATAGTTGTGCTAAGAGCTAGTTTATCTCCCATCATAAGACCTGTGTTATAGTTGAGTGTTGTTTTCACAAATCCAGCTGCACCAATTTCTTGTTTCAGCTTACCACCCTTTTCAAGAGCAGTAGGATCTGTGATTATGTTCATAGTTCCACCAATTGATGGTGTAGCAAGATTAACAGCTGATAGACCTCTTTGCATCTGAATGGAAGATGTGGCATCACCAACACCATCCCAATTAGACCAATAAACCCATCCGTTCTCCATGTCATTTTGGGGAACACCGTTTATCATTACTGCAACATTTCTTTGGTTGAAACCTCGAACATTGATACGAGCATCACCCGCACCACCACCTTGACCAGTCGCATATACCGATGGTGTCATATTCAGAGACATTGGAATATCTTGTGAACCAAGACGAATTTCCATCTCTTCCTTAGTCACCGTTGTATAAGCAACAGGCGTCTTTTCATCAGCACGGGAAGCCAAGACTTCAAGTGCCGTCATAGCAACTGCATCAATTTCTAAAAGAAAATTAACAGTTCCTAGTATATCATTCACCGTAACAGGATTTGTTACAGATGAATACCCAATGAATGAAGCAGTTACAGTATAGTTGCCTTGTTTACCAAGATCGATAGTGTATTTACCTGATGCATCACTTACACCACCCTTATCAGTTCCATCGACAACTACATTGGCTCCAGCCAAAGGTTTACCATCATCATCGGATACAACTCCTACCACGGTTTGTCCCCAAAGGAACATTGGTGTTAGAAATACCAACAATGAAGATATTAGATTACGCTTATTCATTCGCGTTCTCCTCGTTATTCATTAATGAAAAGGCACATTTTTCTACAGGTGTGCCGTCTGCCTGTCCGCTTTTTGTTAATTCGCATAATCTTGATCGTCATTATCACCAGTCATCGGTATGATTTCACAACTATCGTTGTTACAAAATTTATCTATTTCAGCCTCTTCATTCTTAATCACACCAAAAGATAATTTACCTAACTTTTTTACTTCTTTATTGTAAGTATCTTCATCAATAGCTTCATAAGGCATTTGTTGATACGCACCATAATCGTGTCGTGGTAATAACGAAATACCTTTCAGATGATATTGATAATAATTCAAACATGGAGCAATTTGGTCTGCCTCTGTTTCAGGATTAAATGTAACTGTACAGCTTACTTGGTTGTCTGCCCAATGTCGTTGTAAAAACGCAGCAAGTGAGAATTGTTCCCAAATGGAGAGTTCGGAAGCAGTTCTGATACCTTCTCCCACATCTACGGGCACTTCGACAACCATAGTAGTTTCTTCTGAACCAAATGCTGGTTCTAATTTATAATTAGCTTTCTTCAATGGTTCTAATAATTCTGAATGTTTTGATAACCTTACTCTTCTAATGTAAAAACGACTCTCAGGGTAATGCAATCCTGGAGTCGCTCCGGCAAGAAGTGAAACCGTACCAGATGGTTTCACGGATGTAGTCTTGATAGATCGTGGTACTGCAAACCAATCTGAATATTGCTTATCCCAATCTTGTATTACATTATACCCACCATTCAACCATTCCTTAAATTCATCTAAACCTCTATTGGTAACAAACTGAGCAACCCCACTTACTGAACATCCAATTCTACGATTTCTTAACATCACTCTATTTGTATCAGCCCAATGTGTTCTACCCAATGTAACTGTTTTAGCATATAGGTAAGCATACTTTAATGTTCTGGCATAATCTTCAAATGAATCGTGATTATTTGGAAATGTCTCCACTAAACAACATAGTTCATAACTTTCTAATGATTGTTCTAAACAAGGATTGCCACCCATAACTCTATGGTCTTTATTATCTCCACCATTTTTCATCCTTGAATATTGTCTCATGTTATCTAACCAAGCAAATCCAGGCTCACCATTATCCACAATTCGTTTGGCAGCCTCTGTATAATCCATACCCAATTCAGCGAATATACTATTATTAGATGTCCATCCATATGTTTCCCTATGTTTGTTGACTTTATAATTCTTTAAATCTAAATATTCTTCTGAGTGTGGATCACCAAATACAATCTCAGCAGTTCTCCTTACATTACCTGCAACAACACACTTACCGATTAGGTTCATTATATCCACGATTGTCGTAATTGTGATTGCTTCTCCTGCATTCTTTTTTAACACCTCTGTGATATCACCATGTATTTCTTTTAATGGCTCATGACCACTTGCAACACCACCGAAACCACTAATAGGTTCACCAGCTTTTCTTATCTTTGAGTAATCAAATTCTACTTTACCTAAATTATGAAAATAACTTTCTAATAATAATCTTAATGATTCTACCCAACCCTCACGAGTATCTGGTATTACATAGGTTGCTGTAGTTTTATCTTTATCCACACCCTTGACTACTATTTCTCCCGCACCTTTTGTATCAAAACCAACACCGACACCCAACATACTTGCATCCATAAGAAAACAGAAAGGTTTAGCATAGTCTTCTTTTAATGTCTTCGTTGATACGAAAGCACAATTGTTTAGGGCGGCGTATAATCCTTTGTCCTCTGTAATAGGCGTTCCCATAGCCCACAGACCACGACCAGGTGGCAAAAACTTCATCGTAAAAATACGCTCATACATATCTTGAGCACTTCTTTGAGCTTGCCAGGGATTCCACCCTAATTGATGTGATTCAATATGATTCATTTGCATGTTGTAAGTTCCCTCTACAACCCTTCGTACAGTTTCCCACCATCTTTCATTTTTTCCATTTTCTTTGATTCGAGAATATGTTCTCATATAAACTAATTCACCTAAACCATTGAAACCAAACGGAGCTTTTCTTCTTTTATATTTGTTTATAAAAGTGTCCGTTAATGTAAACTTTTTATTCATGTATTTTGCCTCTTGGAATTATTAACTAATTTGGAGATTGTTACCAAATATAAGTATAATATATATTGACCTTTGAATCACTTTTTAAACACAAATATTGGTTCATATTTGTATCCAGCCCCCATTACACTTGATAATGTTAGTTCTATTGTTTTCTCTTTTTTGAATCCCAACTCCTTTGAAATTCGTATTGTTTCTTCTTCTATAAATTTGTACTTTGGAGTATTTGCTATGTTGATCAACATGTATTTATTACCCTTCAATCCTCTGTAGCAATTTTCAATTGTCTTTTGTAAAAATCCATTTATCCATTCTTCCTTAGTTGGATACTTAATATAGCTTTGTGTTGGTTCATCGCTATATTTCTCTGTATCAAAATATGGTGGTGAAGTAAAACATAAGTCCAAAGATTCTCTCTTTGGTTCATAAACTTCACTACCTAATTTATGTAATTCTACTGACTTTGTCAAGTAAAAAAAATCTTTTTTTATTTGTTCCAATCCTTTGAATGTCCTACTCGATGGCTCTGTTCCAATATACTTAGGTCTTGAACTTGCTAGAAATCCAAGTAACCTACCACCCCAACCACAACTCATATCCCAAATTGTATCACCACCAAATTTTTCATAAATCAATTTAGCAGCAGTTGGTCGGAAATTACTTACGGCTTGTGAATTAGTATGTATCTTTAGAGTTTGTCTAAATCTATTCTCATGAAATAATTTTTTTGAATCTTCATTCTCACCCTTAAAAGATTTAGCACACCAATTCCAAGTCTTTCGTATTGCTGATTTACACTTATCATCATCAAGAAAAATTTCCATAGGTGTATATTTAGCATTTCCACATCTGATCTCCCAAAAGAAAGGAAAGTAAGACCAAGCCAATCTCAACCCATGCATTGTTTGAACAATCTTATTATCCTTCAATATGGTATCGGTATCAAACCTTTGCATCTTTCTCATGTGCTGATGTTTCTCATCTTCACGAATCTGATAATGAGGAAATCCATGTCGGCGATAATAATTAAATATTACATCAACACCATAATCTTGATCCGTAGTATCTATTGAGTTGATAACTTTTTCATACTCCAAATCCATTGGATTATATCCCATGACATCTGTTAATATTTTAGCTTTACTAATCACTCATCAAATCATCATAACGAGCAGACAACATCTGTTTCGTTTGATTATCTCTATTTTTTATTTTATTCTGTACATCTTTACCTTGTGTTGATGTAGATTCAAATAACTCTATCTTACCGATATTTGTATTTATCTTTGCTGGATAGGTTAATCCATCAGGACCAAACCTATTCTTAATAACATGAAATCTACCCGTATTAGCAATCTTATCCTCTATCTTACGACTAACTGATATAACAAAATCTGCTGTCATAACTTTAGCATAAGATTCAGCAACCTTACTAGCATCAATAACATCTTCATCTAAAGCACTTCTATTGGCTTGTGATGCCGTCCATATTGGAATCTGCATCTCACCAGCCAATCCTCTTAAATCCTCATAGATATTTCCCAACTGATGTCTCATCTCTGTACTCTTACCCACATCTCTCATAATGTCAGCATAGTCCACGAGTATCATATCCACTTCAGCACCAAATGATGTTGCTTTCTTAATATGGGCAGATAAGGTGTTTACTGTACAACTTCTTGTTGGATAGTATTTTATGGTTAAATCACCTTCTACCTTTTCAACCTTTTCCAATATCTCTTCCTTATGGTACATTAAGTTCTGTCCTTCCACACCACTAAAGATACTATCGTATCTCAAACCAACATAAGCCTCATTCAATTCTAAAGTGTAGTGAACTACATTCTTTCCTTGTGATATGGCATAAGCACCCATAGCACTTAACACCCAAGACTTACCAATACCAGCAGGTGCTACAACCACACCTAACTCACCTTGACCTAATCCACCTTGCATTAATTCATTTATTATATCCCACGGTGTTGGTGTAGTGATACGGGCAGTTTCAGAGTATCTTTCCTCAAAGTCTTCTAAGTAATCATGACCTAAGTTTCTCTCCGTTCCAGCCTTCATGGCATCATCAACCAATAATTTGATTTCTTCTACATCACCATCCCTTTCTAATATTTGAGCAGACCTAACTATAGCATCTTTCAGAACCTGTGTCTTATGAAAGTCTAATGACTTGTCCTTTATATACTCCAAATCAGCAGCCTCTACATACTTCCAAGCCTCTCTTAGCGTATCCTTTACATTTTGTTGTAACAACTCAGTATCTAACTCACCAACCTTTACCTTAAAGGTATCCATAGTGATTGTCGTCTTATACTTACCGTAATATTCTTTTATCTCCTTGACTATCCAATGAAATGCTTCATTACCTAAATATTTCTCATCTAAGATATCGATAATCTGTTCCAAGAATAGCTTATCTGTAATCAAGCATACGATGAACTTTACTTGAAAGTTATACCCATACTCCGATATCGATTTTGTTTTATTCATACATTATTCCAATAATGACCTAATATTATAAACTCTGTTACCCAATTATCAAAGTTAGGAATATGCCCCCATAGCTTATCCTGTACCAATAACCTCTGTAGATTATACTTTGTTGTTTTGGGTATCACATCACGAATTGTATTCGTAATCCTTAGTTTAGTATGATTAGATATTTCTGGCTCCTTTAACTGCATTAGTAAATAATTTCTTTTTATCACATACTCATGATTGTTTATTAATTTTGATACTTTGGTCTCTCTATCTTTTGCCGAATCCATCAGTTGTAATATATCAAATGGCTTATCTTCGGATAATTCAGGATATTCTTTTACCAAAGACTTAATCCCCACACCTTTTACACCTGGTATACTATCTGATCTATCACCATCTATGGTTCTACCAGTTAGCACATTCTGTGGATATAAACCAAACTCTTCATATACCAAATCCACATCATATGTTATCTTCTTAGTAGGGGAGTATACTTTAACTCTTTCATCTACTAACTGAAAGAAGTCCTTATCGGTAGACATGATTGTAACATTAGAGTCCTTTAATGAAGTATTACTAACATAGGCCATTACATCATCCGCTTCAAGTCCATCAATAGATAGAATAGTCAATGGTAAGTTCTCCAAGTATTCAACCAATCTACTCAATTGTAACTTCATAGCCTCGGATTCATCTTGTGGATTTACCGTCCAATCAACCACTCGGTTGAGCCTTGATCTAACCTTACGCCCACCTTTATACTCAGAATAAATCTTTTGTCTTGATTTAGAACCACCCTTACCATCAAACACAATAATACATCTCGTTGGTTTGAATTTATTGATAGCAAATCTGATTGATTTCAGAAATCCCACTAAACCACCTACATGACTTCCATCTTCGTTTAAAGATGGATTAACCGAAAAAGCTCTAATAAATGTATTTAATCCATCTATTATAAGAGCGTGGTCATCAGGTTTCCGTTGTGCTGGTTTAGTGGAAATTTCATCTTTGTATTCAGCGAATCGTTTCTTTAATAACTCATTACTCATCTGTGAATTCATCGGTTGTTGATACATCATCTATACCAAGTTTACCCGAATCATACTTTAATATGGTTTTCTCACAGATCAAATCATAAACATATTTTTGAGTATCTTCATCAGCCATAAGTGATTCAAAATCTTTCGATTGAAACTTATGATCTTTACCATCTTGATCTGTTAAGGTATACCACGCACCACCTTGTTTGACAAGGTTGTGTTGTTTAAGCACCTCTAACCAACTACCGAAATCATCAATACCTTTATCAAAGTATAGTTGAAAGTCAGCACTTCTCAGAGGTGGACCTAAACGATTTTTTATAACCTGTGCCCTAATCTTAATACCAATGGTGTTCTTCTTGGTGTCCTTGATCTGCCCCATATTCTTTAATCGAATACGAGTTGAAGCATGGAAAGGTAAGGCTTTTCCACCACTTGTTGTCCATGGATCACCAAACATCACACCCATCTTCTGACGCAACTGATTGGTAAATATTAAACACACTTTTTGACGAGCAATCATTTGGGTGATCTTTCTCATAGCTTTAGACAAAACTATAGCTTTAGATGTAGCCCACCCATCCTTATCAAAGTCAGCATCCATCTCCACCTTAGTGGAAGCAGCGGCCAAACTATCGACAAGTATCGTAACCAATTTATCTTTACTCGATTCACGAATTTTTGTAACAATCGTTTCAATGGTATCAAATATATCTTCAACGGTTTCCAAATGAACATATAACATATTCTCGGTATCTATACCAATAGCCTGTAAGAATTCACTTGATACGGCAGACTCGGTATCTATATAGACAGCAAGACCACCTTTCTTTTGAGTAGCAGCAAGAGCGTGAGCTCCAATCAAAGATTTACCACTACCTTCAAGTCCATTGATCTCTGTAATCCTACCAGCAGCCAATCCACCATGAGGTCTATTCGATACTGCTAAATCCAAGATAGTGGCACCAGTTGAAACCCAATCCGTAACATCAGTTGGAGTTTCATCTACACCATCGAGAAAATAAGCAACTTGATGTGATTTAAATTGTTTGTTTAATTCCGAAGCAATTACTTCGGCTAATTCATCTTTATTAGACATAACTTCTCCGAGCAGAAAGGGATGAACGACAAAAGGAGGAAAGTCAATCCACCCCTTTTCCGCGGTTTATTTAAGAATTAAATAACTTATCGAAATCGTCTTCGACATTAGAGGATTTCTGAGTTGTAACCATTTCTGGTTCTTTCTTCTCAGTAGTAGTTTCCTCTGGCTCACCATTAGGATTTAAAAAGGTCGATAAGTGCCCTTTTAAAGTCTCAAAGTCTGGCTCTGTATAGAGTTCGACAATGTTAGGTTGAACGGTAAGTAATTTCTTACTCAAATCCATGTCTTCAACGAGTGCCGTCTGATTTGGTTTCACACGAATGGTAGTCTTACCATATTGGTTACCAGCCTCAGCAGCAGTTTGCCTCTCCACAACAATATCACGACCTGTCATAGCATCAGAGATATCACCATAGTCTGGATCAGCAATAATTGAAAGAAGTTCTTGGTAAACGGTTTTACCAAATCCCCACCATTTAACACCTTCGGATTCTTCTCCCCTAACGATTACAGGAACAAATGTCCTCATCTTAGGTTCGATTCTCTTACCTTGAATCCATTCATCTTTATCGCCAGTAGACTTTAGTTTATCGGCAAATTGTTGAACTGGATCAGGTCTTCCAAAGGAAAGTGGTGAAAGTACCGTTTTATTTGGTACTAATGAATAGTGAAAAAACAACTCTACGAATGGGTTGTCTTTGTTCTTAACATAAGGCGTAATTCTAATTTGTGTCTTACCAGCTGGTGGTTTCCAAAATGAATTAGCGGTTGAGGAAGTGCTTTGTAACTGATTCAAGCGTGACTTGATGGCATTTATATCCATAGTTATTCTCCTGTGTTTAGATTGTTATTTATAGTTTATCTACTATAAATATTGTACATTCCTATAATATACAACATTTTTTTGTAAAAAACAAGCGTTTTTTATGTATTTATTATTTTTAATATTCGTGTTGAAATTCGTGATAACCCGTCCTTATTGGTAATAAGAATCATATTTTTATACATCTCCCAAGGCAACTGAAACTTAGTATCCAGCACACCATTGTTTATTGTTTTGATCAATTCATTTAGAGCATTTATTGTATACAATGTGTTGCTCATCTTCTTTCTATGTAACGATATTGTGTTCTGTACGGCATTGAAATCTAGTTGAGCATTCTTCTCCACATTGTATGTGCAGATCAGCTCATGGTTCTTGTCCTCATTCTGTAGGACATAAATCTTTTCAAACACTATTGTGAAATTCTTCTGAATATCAGTTAAGGTTTGATCCAACCCTTTGGTTGTTGTAAATGTACAGAGAAGTTGTGTGTTCATTAAGCTCTCGGTGCCTGTTTTAACTCACTTTTATGTGCTTCTTTACATTTGGTAGCAAAATCATTTGACAATGACATGTCAAATCTTAATGAATTTCCATAACCAATACCATCCTCTCTTATGTTTATTGTAGCTACAATTATGGGTTTTCCAACACCTTTACCGATATATTTAATAACCGGTGGAACTTCGTCTAAATCTACTTGTAAATCATCTTTAATTTTATCAAAGTCATCTGTTCCAAATACTTTTGCCATAGTTCTCTTATCCATTATAAAATCACCAACAGCCATTGACTCTTCACCAGAAACTAAACTTCTCAAAGGTAATTTTTCTTTTACAGATTCAAGCATTTTTGACTTGATGGGATCTACACCAATAGCTTTTGTTATGTTAGATAAAACTTTTTTAGTGTTATTATTAACATCATCAATAACAGCTTGTCCATTTGGTATCTGTTCAGCAGCCTGTAAAAATAATTTGTTTCTAACTCTAGCCAATCCTTTTCCGTTTAAAATATAATCTAGTCTCTCTTCAGGATTATTACTATCAATACCTAATTTATTTAATGTGGCTTGACTAATTTTACCGTCTTTTATTAATCTAACAATTTCATTACGATTTTGATTCCCAAATTCTAAATATTTTTTTTGTTGATATTCTGAATAAGCGGTGTTTTTAACATCTTCAATATCAGTTTTACCATCACCTGGTTTTGGTACATCTTCAATACCCACATCTTTTAGATTATTTTCCAATTCTTTTTTCTCATCTTCGGTAAAATTTTTCATATCAACTAACGCTTCTGGTGTGGTATTGGTCAATCTAATACTTTTAGTTTTTTTCAAAGAAATTTCAACTAAATGTGTCTTACCATCCGGCGTTTTAACCTTCATATACTGATCGGTTGATCCACCCTTATTCTTACCAATTGGCGGCTCCATACCCAATGCTTCCGCCTCACTATCCACATCCCAAGCACTAGCTATGACTTCATAACCATCAGGATATTCAGTATTTAATGAATCATCTATTGCTTGATTATTTAATCTAGCTGCTTGTACCCAACTCTTATCTGCAACCAAGTTATTCCCATTGTTATCCATATGTTCTTCTAACATTTGAAAAAATTGTTCTCGTTTTTTAGGATCTTGAATTGAACTACCGATCATTCCAATTAACTCACCAGCTTGTGATCTAATTTCACCAGCACCACCCTCATTGGTATAGTGTCCTAATTGACCTACAGGTGGTCTTATCTTACCTTGTCTAGTTACCATCCCCTCAACACTCGTA